ACATCACACAATCCTCAAAAATTTTAGCACTTTAAATGCAATTCCCCAAGCAATACTCACTCCCACAAAATAGCCAATGGTTGCCGCGGCAGCCACACAGGCTAAATAAGTGCGAGGGAAATTGTTGGCGAAATTGCTGTGCAATCGGCTAAAGAAAGACTTTGTCTTCCTTAAAGCCTTTGGAATTTTAGACTTAGCAAAAGCCAAACTTCGGCTCTTGCAGTCTGACAGGAATCTGGGGACTGACCCATATATATATTGGTCAGTCACAGGATCCTTTTCCAGGGTCCATCCATAGAGTAACATTCTGTAAAAACTCATGGAAAGGCCCAAATGTACCATGAATATGGCACTAAACATATTTTGTGAAAGAATCCACCAGTGGCTAATTTGTAGTAACGAGCCAATCTGGATGGTTTCTTTCGGAGTGAATTTCTCACCCGAGAATTCATGTTGTCAAATTGTACCAAAAACCATTGACGCATCCTCAACCAGAGACTTATTGGGGTGTCATCCCCACTAGGTTCCCCATCATCTGGTTCAGGAATTGGATCGGTCTCCAACAATGCCTCCTCTTCAGCTTCCTCTTTAGTCAGCTTCTTTTTGAGCGGACTAGGAGGTGGCTGAGGCTTGGCTTTCTTGTTGGCCTCCTTTGCGAATGTGGTTTTTCCGGCAACATTCCGGAAGGGTAAATCTGATGCATGAGGGAAATGCCCTGACTCAGGATTTTCAGGGAGGTCGGCGAGGGTTTTGAATCCCTTGTCCCGATACTCCTTACTGAGCTTAATGCTTTCAGGCGGAATAGCCGAAAGCATTTCGGACATTTCATCCAGGGTGAGAGGTTGCCCTGTGGGCAACAAAGAATCACGCACAGCAATCAAGAAAGGATCAAATAACTTCCTTGACGAGTGTGTCATAATTTTAAGGTCGTCTGCGAGGCCATGAAACACCAGTTTATAAGGTTTATAAACAGAGTGTTTAGTGGCATCGAGGGCTGCCTTAATCCAAAAGACGGTGTTCTTCTCATCCTCAACAGGGTTGGAAGCCACCTTCTCAAATCTTTCCTTTGCAAGGGAAGACAAATTCGTATGGGCAACATTAAAGAGTCTAACTGACTCTGTGCCCATCGCCTTTGCCTTAGCAGCAAAGGACGTTCCTGGTTTTCCCGACGCAATAGCTTGACGGGATTTTTCCAGGTTCAATTCATTTGTCAATTCCAAGACTTGAAGTTCATAACGCTTCAAGCGATCTTGAACAGATTTCTTCTCAGAATTGAGAACCTGCAAGTTGGAATTAAGAGAATTAATGTCTTGGCTCATGCGGCGCTTCTCATCAAGAAGCTTGTCAAGACCCTCTGCATCACCAGATTTTCTGGCAGTGGAGATGGTCTTTTCAAGCTCCTTTTTGGAAGCTTGGGCAGAAGCCATAGCAACTTTCAAGTCAGCCTGAGATTTCTCAAGGCTGGCTTTAGTATGTTCAGCTTCAGAACGTGCTGCCTGAAGCTTAGACTCAGCTATTTTAAGCGAATCTTTTAATGCTTGCTGGGAATAAGCAATACGCTCATTCTCATCCTTAAAGGCATTTGCTTTAAGACGTAATTCTGAGAGCTCCCGTTGGAGCTCAGCGAGTTCAGAAGCTGGAACAGTAGTTCCAGTTTGCTGCTGAAGAGACCTTAATTTCTCTTCAACGAGAACCCAATCTTCTTTAAAGACAACCAAACTGGGTTTGCCTTTAAAAGTAGCAGCAACCATATTGGCTGAAGCTAAAATTTCATCAACCTGGTGCTTAACAGCAACAGACGTGGAAACCACCGATGGTGGAGGTGCAATGCTTGGCTCTACCGGGTAAGACCCCGGAGGCGGTTGCTGCGATGCAGCATCTTTTCCATTGGAAGAAGACATAACCACGATATGCATTGCATATTTCTGGAGCACTCATTCAGGTGGTTTGCTCTAAAATGTGGTCCTTTTAGAAATCATCGTCTTCCTCAGGTTCCATTCCCCATTCACCTAAATCAGGGTCAGGGAATGGAATGCGGGACTTGATGTTTCCTAAAAGGTTAGCAGAATACTGCCTTATAGAATCTTCATGAATTGCAGCTTCATCTGGGCCTGCGGTTGCACGCAATCCAAGATGCTTAATAACATTAACCAAACTGACTATTAAATCAGAAGTGGAAATGTTAGTAGTGCTACGCAATAAGCCCATACGGGCATTATCAATGATGGCAGCTGGTCTACCATCATTGGTGCCAATATCCAGTAACCTGGCCCTTTCATTCAAAAGGGGTTCCAGATTACTCCTGTATAATTGCAATTGAGAAAGGGAATGTTCCAAAGTAGCGTTTGCACGCTGTTCAGGAAGATCATCCAATCCCAGCAATTTTATTAGCTCTTGTTTCCTTAAAGATACAATAGCATCTATTGGTATACCAGAAGCAATAAGGTCGAAGACTCCTGTCTTCCCCTTTAAATCATTTATGTCAGCCACAAAACGGGCACGAGGAGTTCTAAAGATGGTACAAGAACCATGATTAGTTCTGCCAGTCCTCCCTGCCCTTTGCAGCAAGTCTGACTCGGTAAGACGGTAATAAGCTTCCCTGGTTTCATCCAGGGTATGCAAAACAGTGAAACCAATATCAGAGGTTATGACATAATCAACATTTGGCAGAGTTAACCCAACATCAGCAACACTTGTAGAAAAGATGACTGTTCCAGCAGACATGTCAGGGAAAGAATTTGTTCCGGATGACAAAACAAAATTTTTCCTAGGACACATCTCTGACATTTGGTGGCACATACCAAGAGTTGTGCAAAACACCAGAATTACAGACATCTGAGGCCTACTATAAATAGAGGCCATCACTTCAGAAATGTATTGACGGGTGAAATCAGCTTTAGTTAGAACATCTTCGCGGGGGACATTAGAAATATGCACATTATATAAACGTGCACTAACTAATGGTATATCTATTATATCCCTGCCGGATAACTCACTAAAACTGGGAGTTGCACTAAGCCAAATGCTTGGCAGTGAGCTTTTGTGTAATATGTCTTTAACCAGGTCATAGGCCGGTTCAGACACATGACACTCATCC